ACGTGACTGGAGTTCAGACGTGTGCTCTTCCGATCTGGGGTACTGGCCGCGCTCGGCATCCCGGTGTCGATGGTTCACCCGCAGCGCTGGAAGAAGTCCACCAGCCTGATCGGTAAGGAGAAGGACGTGGCCCGCACGGTGGCCATCCAGCGCTTCCCGGCCGCTGCCGACCAGCTGAAACGCAAGAAGGACATCGGCCGTGCCGATGCGCTGCTGATCGCGCAGTGGGCCTTCATTACCGAGCAGGCCGTGGTGCCAAGAGCCGCGTGACCATGTCCGAAACTACCTCGGTTGCCGCTGATCGCCATCCGTTCGCCCCGCGCATCCATAACTGGGCGCGCTGGGCGAACAGCGGCCCGTCGGGCGGGCGATGCGCCAGCATCGAGCATCGCTACCGGCCGGAGCGGCTGACCGAGGCCGAGGGCGCTGACCGCGCAGCGAAGCACGGGCTCGAGAAGCTCGACCTGCAGGATGCGGAGATGGTGGAACAGGCGGTATGCGCGCTGGCCAGCCCGCGCGACGCCAGGATGCTGGCCGCCCGCTTCATCTTCCGCGAGGCCGACCGCCGTATCTGCAGGGACTTCGAGGTGCGGTACCGCGACCTGCAGATGCGGCTGTTCGCGATCATCAGCGAGGTCGAGATGCACTACCAGCACGTCTGCGAGTGCTATGCCAACAGCCCCGGCCTGAAGGTGCAGCGGCACCGGGTCGGTGCTGTGTCCGGCTACGGCCGCATGACGCGCTGACGCGGCGGGCGTTGAAATGACAGCGGATACCGCGTATAACGCGCTCCAGATGACCGACTACCGTCTCCGGACGCGACCGACAGCCATGTGGCTGTCGGCCCGACCCCCGGAGGGACTGAGCCCCGCCCTGAGCGGGGCTTTTTCGTTTGCGGCGACGCCATGAGCGACCTCGACCCCCAGCGTGTACCGCAGGGCGAAATGGCGCTGATTCTCGGCGTCACCGATCGCACCGTGCGCAACCTGACCGCCAGCGGTGTGCTGAGCGAGGTCGAGCGCGGCAAGTACGCGCTGCACGCCACCGTGAAGGCCTACGTCGACTACGTGGCCCGCGGCCGCGTGGCCAGCGAGCGCAGCGCCAAGGTCAGCGCGCTCGACGACGAGCGCGTGCGCCGGCTGCGCATCGAGAATGATCGGGAGGAAGGCAGCACGGTGCCGGTGTACGAGGCGCAGGCCGCGTTCAACGCCGCGATGACCGAGGTGGCCGCTGCACTGGACATCCTGCCGAACCGGCATTGCGCCGAGCTGGCGATGATGAACGACGCCGGCAAGATCAAGCACAGGCTGAAGGAAATCGTCCGTGGCATCCGCGAAAACGCTGCCCGCAAGATCGAGGGCCTGGCCGATCGTGCGAATCGGCGCGACGCTGCTGCTGCCGCCGCCCGACCGCGAGCCGGATCAGTGGGCGGACGAAAGCCGCGTACAGCCGCAGGGAAGTCCTGAGCCGGGCAAGTGGGAAACCAGCCGCACGCCGTTCATGCGGCGGCCGATGCGGGAGGCGTCGAAAGGCCGGCGGCGGCGGGTGGTCATCGTCTGCGGTTCGCAGGTATCGAAGACCGAAAGCCTGCTGAACATCGCTGGCCACCGGCTGGAGGATGACCCGACGCCGGTGCTGTTCGTGTCGCCAACGCGCTCGAACGCGGAAAAGGTGATCGAGCCGCGCTTCATGCAGATGGTGCAGAGCGCAAAGGGCCTGAAGCAGCGCTACATCGCCGGCAAGAAATCCAGCAAGACGCGCAAGCTGATCGGCGGCGTGGCCTTCCGCCTCGCCTGGGCAGGATCGGCCACCGAACTGGCATCGGATCCGGCCGGGCTGGCGGTGGTCGACGAGTACGACCGCATGAAGCAGGACGTGGCCGGTGAAGGCAACGTGATCGAGCAGGTGGAGGCCCGCCTGTCGAACTACCCCGACGGGTGCATGGTGGTGACCAGCACGCCGAAGGTCGGCAACGTGCAGACCGAACTGCACCCGGAAACCGGGTTCGAGCATTGGGCGCTGGCCGAGCCGGAAGACCTGCAGTCGCCGATCTGGGCGCTGTGGCAGGAAGGCACGCGGCACGAATGGGCCTGGCCCTGCCCGCACTGCCGCGAATACTTCGTGCCGCGGCTGCGGCACCTGCGTTGGCCGGAAGGCTCGACCCCGCAGCAGGCGCTGAAGGCGGCAGTGCTGCAGTGCCCGCGCTGCGAGAAGGGCATCGTCGATGGCCACAAGGCCGAGATGAACGCCGCTGCCGTATTCGTGGCGCCCGGCCAGATGGTGCTGACCAGCGGTGTGGTGGTCGGCGACGAGCCGGACAACCCGATCTTCAGCGTCTGGATCAGCGGGCTGTGCTCGCCGTGGGTCAGCTTTGGCAAGCGGGCATACGACTACCTGCGCGCGGTGCGGTCCGGTGACCGGCTACGCGTTCAGGCGGTGATCAACACCGCCTTCGGTGAGCTGTATGCCCGGGCCGGCGAAGCGCCGGAATGGCAGGTGGTGCAGGCCTGCGCCGGCGGCTACACGCTGGGCACGGTGCCGTCGCGTGCCATGCGGCTGCTGATGACGGTGGACGTGCAGAAGAACAGCCTGATCTACGTGGTGCGCGCCTGGGGCGAGCGGGCCGAAAGCTGGCTGGTGGATCGCGGCGAGCTGACCGGCGCCACCGATCAGGACGAGGTGTGGCGCGATCTGGAAGCGTTCCGGTTTCGGCAGTACGGCGGCCTCGGCATCATGGCCTGCGCGATCGACAGCGGTTACCGCCCGGGCGACAAGTTCAAGCGGCCGGACAACGTGATCTACGACTTCGGCCGGCGCTACGCGGGCTGGGCCTACATCACCAAGGGCCACGACAAGCAGGACCGGCCGATCCGCGCCTCGATGATCGACGTGACCCTGCGCGGCAAGACCTACAAGCAGGGCCTGACCCTGTGGCACCTCGACACCGACGCCTTCAAGTCCTGGGTGCACTCTCGCCTGGACTGGCCGGCCGATCAGCCCGGTGCGTGGCGGGTGCCGGATGACATCGACGACGACTACTGCAAGCAGATCGTTTCCGAGTCGCGGGTGATGAAGGCCAGTGGCCACGTGAAGTGGGTGCGCATGCGCAAGGCGAACCACTTTCTGGACTGCGAGCAGATGCAGGCCGCGCTCGCCGAGCAATTCAAGTTTCAGCATCTGGTCTGGCAGGCGCCGACCGACGACAACGAGGATCCCGAGATGCGCGCGATGGAAGAGCTGGGCCGGAGCATGGGACGTGGCTGAAGCCCCGTCATGCCCGGTGCGCCTTGCCGAAGCTCGGCAGGCCCTGCACCAGCTGCAGACTGGCCAGCAGGCCGTGGAAACATGGACGCGCTCAGGCCTGCGCACCCGCTACACCGTCGTGAACCTCGACCAGCTGCAGGCCTACGTGCGCGAACTGGAAGCCGAGTGCGGCGGGCCTGATGGCGCGCCGCTGCCGGTGGCCAGCCGCCGTCGGCCGATCGGAGTGTCGTGGTGAGCAGCCCGATCCTGGGTGTGGACGGCCTGCCGCTGCGCACCGCCTACGACGCCGGCAATCCGGCGATCGACGGACTGCACTCGTGGCAGTCGCCGCTGCGGTCGCCGGACGTGGAGATCCTGCCGCAGTGGGAAAACATGGTGGGCCGGCAGCGCGAGCTGATCCGCAACAACGGGCTGGCCAGCGGCGCGATCCAGACGCATCTGGACTCGACCATCGGCACCGGCTTCAAGATGGTGTGCGACATCGACTGGAAGGCGCTGGGCGTGAAGCCGAGCGATGAGACGGAAGAGTTCGAAGCGCAGGTGCAGGCGCGGTTCCGCAGCTTCGCCAACGACCCGGACTGCTTCATCGACGTGGAACGCCAGTGCACGCTCGATGGCCTGCTGGCCAAGGGCTACCGCAGCTACCTGACCAGCACCGAACTGCTGGCCTCGTTCGAGTGGAAGCAGCGCCGCGCCGACCGCGCTTTCACCTGCGTGAAGCTGATCAGCCCCGATCGGCTCGAGAACCCGGATCACCTGCCCGACAGCTACCGGCTGCGCCGTGGCGTGGAACTGGACTTCGATGGCGCGGCGATCGCCTATCACATCCGCAACGCGCACCGCAGCGAGCAGTGCATGCTCGACGCGCCGCAGTTCACCTGGAAGCGGGTGCCGGCCTACAAGCCCTGGGGCCGCCGGAACATCGTGCATCTGTTCGATGGCGAGGTCGGACAGACCCGAGGCAAGCCGAGCTTCGTGTCGGTGCTGTCCGAGATGAAGATGTTTCAGGGCTTCAAGAAGGCGGCCCTGCAGAATGCGGTGATCAACGCCATGTACGCGGCGGTGCTCGAATCGAACATCGATGCCGCATCGGCTGCCGAGGTACTGGGCGCGCCGCCGGCCGGCTCGCAGGCGTCGGCGCTGCAGCGCTACATGCAGATGCAGAACGCCTATCACAAGAACGCCGACATCCGGTTCGACGGCGCCAAGGTGATGCACACGGTGCCGGGCGAGAAGTTCACGCTGCTGACACCGAAGGGCGCTTCGGTGGGCTTCGACCAGTTCGAGGCCTCGACGCTGCGCTACATCGCCGCCGGCCTGAACATGAGCTACGAGGCGCTGAGCCGCGACTACAGCAAGACCAACTACAGCTCGGCCCGCGCCTCGATGCTGGAAGCCTACAAGTTCATCGTGTCGCGCCGGCACTTCATCGGCGCCCGCTTCGCGCAGTACATCTACACCTGCTGGTTCGAGGAAGAGCTGGAACGCGGATTCCTGATCCTGCCGAAATCGGCCGCCAACGCACCGTCGTTCTACGAGGCCACCGCCGCCTGGACGCGGGCGACGTGGATCGGCCAGCCGCGCGAGCACATCGACGAGGAAAAGCGCGCCAACGCGCTGAAGACGATGTTCGAGCTGGGCGGCATCACCAAGCAGAAGATCTGCGCCGAGCAGGGCGAGGACTTCGAAGACGTGGCCGAGCAGTTGGCGCGCGAAGAAGCGATCGAGAACAAGGCCCGGGCGCGCTACGGCCTGCCGCCGCTGCCGCCACGCGGCACCAACGGCAACGGCCCGACCAACCCGGCCGGCAAGTCGCAGGCCAGCCTTTCGGAGCTTCAGGATGCAGCCTGATGACAGCTTGATCGACATGAACCAAGGCCCGCACGACGCGGGCCTTGTCGTTTCTGCCTACCCGCATATCGCCGAGCAGGTGTTCGGCCGGCCGCTGCTGATCCAGCAGACGGCGATGGAGGCGGTGCTGCACGCGCTGGCGCCGCGCATGGGGTTTCAGGCGAACGGTCAGGCGCCGGCACTACGGCCGCTGATGGCCTCCAATGCGTCGATGCTAGGCATGACCAGCGGCACCTATGCCGACGGCGGCTACTACGTGATGCCGGACGGCACCGCGCTGGTGTCGATGGTCGGGAAAATGGCCAACCGGCTTGCGCTGATGGATGCCATTTCCGGCGGCATGACCAGCTACGCCAGCATCGAGCGGCAACTGGCACTGGCCCTGAAGGATCCGGACGTGACCCGGATCGTGCTGGAAGTCGACTCCCCCGGCGGCACCGTGGCCGGCGCTTTCGACTTCGCCGATCGCGTCTACGAGTCACGCGGCTCGAAACCGATCATCGCCGCCCCGTCAGAGATGGCCGCATCGGCCGCCTACCTGGTGGCATCGGCCGCCGATGAAATTGTGCTGCCGCAGACCGCGATGGTCGGCTCGGTCGGCGTGGTGATCGCGCTGCTGAACCGCGAGAAGGCGATGCAGAAGGCCGGCCTCGCCATGACCTACATCTATGCCGGCGAGAAGAAGGTAGACGGCAACCCGTACCAGGCCCTGCCCGACCGCGTGCGCGCCGAACTGCAGGACGAGATCGACAGCACCTATGCGCTGTTCGTGGATCGGGTCGCCAAGTACCGCCGCATGCCTGCCGACGCGATCCGCGCCACGCAGGCCGGCATGTTCACCGGGCAGAAGGCTGTGGACGCCGGCATGGCCGATCGCGTCGACAGCTTCGCCAATGTTGTGAAAACCCCCCGCCGCTTCGCGGCAACGTCGAGCCCGCGTTCGGGCCAGGTAGTTCAGTCGCAGGAGAATCAGATGACTGACGCAGAGAAGGCTGCGGCTGACAAGGCCGTAGCTGAAGCACGCACCGCCGCGCTTGCCGAAGGGCAGGCCGCCGGTGCCAAGGCCGGTGCGAGCGCCGAGCGCGCGCGCATCGAAGCGATCCTTTCGCACCCCGAAGCCGAAGGCCGGGCCGACTCGGCCAAGCACCTCGCATTCAAGACTGAAATGGACGCCGCTGCCGCGACCTCCCTGCTGGCCACGATGCCGAAGGTGAAGCAGGAAGCGGCCACCCCGCCGCCGGCCAAGTCCGCGCTGGAGCGCGCGATGGCCGCCACCAACGGCGGTGCCGGCATCGGCCTTGACGCCAACGATGGCGACACCCCCACCACGATGAGCGCGACCGATGTCTGGGCGCGTGCCATCCCGAACTGAGGCCTGACCGATGACCACCCTTACCCAGCCGCGTCGTCGCGGCGAATTCCTGCGCGGCGACATCGACCCGATCTCGTTCGACGCGGGCACCCTGCTCAGCGGCCAGAACCTGCAGGCCGGCACCGTGCTCGGCCAGATCACCAACTCGACGGCCGTGGCCGTGGCCGGCACCAACACCGGCAACGGTGCGATGGGCGCCATCACCGTCGGCCCGAACGCGGTGCCGGGCGTCTACACGCTGCGCATCACCTCGGCGGCAGCCAACGCCGGCGGCTTCACGGTGACCGACCCGATGGGCGACATCGTGGGCACTGGCAACGTGGCGCAGGCGCACAACAACGGCAGCCTGTCGTTCACCCTCGCCGATGGTGCGACCGACTTCGTGGTGGGCGACAGCTTCACCATCACGGTGACCGGATCCGGCCAGTGGCGCCAGCTCAATCTGGCGGGCACGGATGGCAGCCAGCGCGCCGCGGCGATCCTCTACGACAACGAGGACGCCAGCGCCGCCGCCCGCACCGTGACCCTCGTCACCCGGCATCAGGAACTCGGCCTGTCCGACCTGATCTGGCCGGTCGGCATCACCACCCCGCAGATGACCACCGCGCTGGCGCAGCTTGCCGCGCAGCAGCTCATCGCCCGCGCGTAAGGAGAAATCAACATGGCTTCAATGGATGTCTTTCGTCAGGATCCGTTTTCCCTGATCTCGATGACGCAGGCGGTCAACCGCCGCAAGTTCGTTCCCGACCTTCTCGAAACGCTGGGCATCTTCACGCCTCAGCCGATCCGCGAAGAGCGCTTCTGGGTCGAAAAGAAGCAGAACCGCGTGGCGCTGATCAGCACCTCGCCCCGTGGCGCGCCCAAGACGCAGACTGCGAAGGACCGGGCGGCTGTTCGCGACTTCCGCACCACGCGCCTGCGCAAGGGCGACACGCTGACCGCTGGCGAAGTCGCCAACATTCGCGCCTTCGGTACCGAGGATGAAGTGATCGCGGTTGCCACCGAGATCGCAGACCGTACGCTCAAGATTCAGGAGGACATGCGCCTGACCTGGGAGAACATGCGGCTGGGCGCCATCACCGGATCGGTGATCGACGCCGACGGCACCAGCGTGATCTACAACTGGTACACCGAGTTCGGCGTGAACGCGGCTGCGGAAATCCCCTGGAACTTCGGCGCAGCGACGGCAGCCGACGGCAACATCAAGAAGCTGGCCAATCAGGTCAAGCGCTCGATTATCCGTTCGGCCGGCGGATCGTTCGGCGCCAATGCCCGCATCGTGGCGCTGTGCGGCGACAACTTTTTCGACGACCTGACCACCAACAAGGAAACCCGCGCCACGTACCTGAACCAGCCGGAGGCTTCGCTGCTGCGCATGGAGTACGCAGGCGCCTACGGTGCGTTCTATTACGGCGGAATCGAGTGGATCAACTACCGGTCCACCGATGACCAGCCGGGCGATACCGAAGGGCCGTTCGTGGGCATTCCGACCGACGAGTGCCGGATCTTCCCGGCCGGCGTGGCAAACGTCTTCGCGCACGTCATGAGCCCGGGCGAATCCTTCGATCTGGTCAATACGCGCGGTCAGCAGTGGTATGCCAAGACCAAGCTCGATCCGGGCAACGAGTTCGTCGAGGTCGACGTCGCGTCGTACCCGATGTTCATGTGCAAACAGCCGGAAGTGCTCCGCCGTGGCCGTCGCGGCGCGTAATCGCTTCAGCCACGCCAGCCGGCGGTGCGCAACACCGGCAGCCGGGGTCCGTACCGTGCTCTCACGGATGGCCCGGCCGTACACCCGTGAGACGGGCATCTTCACCCCTTCGCCGTGACGGCAAGGGGGCCCCGGCCACCACCGGGGCATCTATCGCGAGTGGAGGCGGCCGGCAAGCCGTCGGGTTCATATCCCGAAGACCGCCAGTTCAATTCTGGCCCTCGCTACCAACAACGGAGTCCCCACCACCATGTCCTTCGCTGATGCAGAGCGCGCGGCCACGCTTGCGTGCTTCAGCACCACCGGCATTGCTGTCGACGTGCGTTACGAGCCGGCGTCGGGCCCGGCCGTCACGACGACGGCCATCATCGAGGACGAGTCGGTGGTCAACGGCGAATCGCCGATGCGGGTTGCGGAGACGGTTTCCACGATGCGCTTGCTGGTGTCTGCGGTGGGGGACGCGAAGCGCGGCGATCGCGTGGTGCTGCTTCCCGACGGCCCGTCGTACCGGCTCGAACACGACGTCCGCCGGAACTCGCTGGAACGCACTTACGTGGTGAAGCTGGCATGAAAGTGACGCTGGACGTGACCCCGCTGGAGCGGGTGACGGATCAGCTGGCCCGCACGATCAGCGGCGGGCAGATGGCGCGGGGCTTGAACGAGGCTGCTGCATCGGCGCGGCGGGTGTTCACCCGCCAGTGGTCCGAAGAGGTCAACCTTCCGCTGGCGTACATCGAATCGCTGTACTCGGTGCGCCCGGCTGCTGCCGGCCGCCTGGTGGCGGAGGTGCGTGGTCGCCGACGTGACGTGCAGCTGCGCCAGTACGGCGCGCGGCGCGAGTTCGCTGCCAATGGCAAGGCTGCGGGCGTATCGGTTTCGGTGACGCCGACCGGGGGCCGGAAGACGATCGGCAAGGCGTTCTACCTTCAGCTCCGGCGCGGCCGGATCAGCGGTGGCAACGGCGAAGGTGTGTTCGTGCGCATCGGGCCGAAGCTGAAACTGCTCTACGGCCCGGCCGCCTACCAGGCGTTCACGCGCCTGTCGCCGGATGCGGTCGAGGCTGCTCAGGACACGCTCATGAGCACCGTCGGCGCCGACCTGCGCCGCGTCGCGTTCGAGATCCTGCGCTGATGGCCACGGCCTTCGACATCGTGCGCTGGCTGCGTGGCTGCGCGGAGCGCATCCAGACCGGCAACGGCTTCCTGACCAACGCCGGGCTGCACGTGCACGAGAACGTGACCCTGTTCAGCGCCAGCGATGCGCATCCACTGGTGTTCATCGGCTACCCGGGCGCCGACAAGACGGCCGAATACCCCGGCCAGGTGCGGCAGGAGAAGGCCGCCGAGTTCCAGCTGGCGATGGAGTTCGAGGTTGATCCCGAGGCCCCGCTGATGGCAGCCGAATCGGCCTATCTCGACCTGGTTCGATCGGTATTCGGCCCGGGCGCGCCGACGATCACCGGCATCACCAGCTACGAGTATTCGGGCGATCAGCACATCCCGCGCATGGCCGGCGGCGATTACGGACAGATCTCGGTCTTCCTGACGATCCGCTGGATTGAAGCAGTCGGGCGCGAGTAGGCCCACCACCCTTTCAAGCGCCTCGGCGTGCCGCCCCCGGAATCGGGGCGCGGCGGTGCCGTCGTGCGCCTGGTTCCACCCAACGCCTTTGACGGCGATCACAGCAGGAGGCGTACCCCATGCCGATCAGTGCCATTGCCGAGGCCATCCTCGCCAAGCTGGAAACCACCTATGGCGTCGATGCCGTTCCCGATCCGGCGGAAGACGGCGTTCTTGTCCGCAGCATCGAACTCACCGAGCCGGTCGCCAATACGCCGGTGCAGCGCGAGCTGGTGCGCGCGTTCTTCGCGAACAACCGTGAGCTGCAGGGCGCCACGTTCACCAAGGCGGTCATCGTCATGGAGCTGGCCGGCTTCGGCACCGCTGGCCCGGCGGCCCCGACCGCCGGCTACGACGCGCTGTTGCAGTGCTGCGGCTGCGTGCCGGACATCAACGCCGGCACCAGCATCGACTACGACCCCGGCGCGCCCTTCGGCGAGAAGAGCGTGAGCCTGCGCTTCTACAACGGCGGCAAGCTCTACAAGGGCCTGGGCTGCGTAGGCGAGATGAAGGCTTCGCAGGCGGTCGGCCAGATCCCGACGATCACCATCGAGCTGACCGGTGTCTACGCGCCGGTGTCCGACGAGGCGATGGTCGCCCCGGACCTCAGCGCCTACCAGACGCCGCTGCTGGTGAACTCGGTGAATTCCAGCGCGGTGCAGCTGCACAGCTATGCCGCCGTGCTGGCCAAGTTCGATTTCTCGATGGGCAATGTCGTGGAAACCCGCGAGCTGGTGGGAAGCCCGCCGCGCGTGGTCATCACCGACCGGAAGTCCAGCGGCATTGTCGAGATCGAGGACACGCTGGTCGCCACCAAGAACTGGCTGGAGATCGTGCGCACCGCCGCGCTCGGCAACTTCACGATGACCCACGGCCCGGCCGGCAACCGCGTGGTGTTCAGCGCCAGCCGCGTGCAGCTGAAGAGTCCGCGCCCGTCCAAGGTGCAGAACATCGTGCACATGACCTTCGACCTGGTGTTCCTGCCATCGGACGCCGGTAACGACGAGTGGAAGTGGAGCATCCGCTGATGCTCGGCCCTGCGGAGATGAATCAGGCCAAGGTGCTGCTGGCGTTGCCGAAGACGCTGGCGCTGAGCAACGGCACCCAGGTCGACGTGCGGCCGTTCCGCTTCCGAGAACTGGCGCAGGTCACGCTGCTGGCGCTGCCGATCATCGACGACATGATCGTCAAGCCATCGCTCGACGAGGCCGCCAGCGGTGCGCAAGGCGCGGCGGCGTTCGACAGCGATCAGTTCTTCATGGACGTGCTGCAACGGCACACGGCCAGCGTGGAGGGATTGATTGCCCTCAGCACCGGCCTGCCGGCCGACGTGATCGAACAGCTCGGCGCCCTGGACGGCATCGACCTGGTGGCAGCGCTGTTCGAGGTGAACGCCGATTTTTTCACCAAGGCGCTCCCGATGATCACCCGGCTGAGCGTGAGCAAAGCCCGTGGTCTGTCGTCGTCGAGCGCCCCGCCCCCGAGCCTCGTGCCGACGCCGCCGGCCGCGCCCGGCTCGGCACCTGGCTTCGACTCGCCGACGCCCTGATCGCCGCCAACCACCGATGGCCCGACATCCTCGACTACTCGCTGTCGCAGGTCCGGCTGTTCGCGGATGCGGCCGAGGCGCGCCGCGAGCGCGATCTTTACGAGACGGGCATGGCCGTGCGGTTCGCGAATGCGGACGAGACCGGGTGGCGCACCTTCACGCAACTGTTCGCCGGATGACCTGACCCGTGGCCGGCCGCGACCTGACGCTTTCGCTGAAGATCATCGCGGAAGCAACGGCGGCTGTCCGCGAGTTCAAGGGGCTGACGGCAGCCTCACGCGAAACCGCCGTCGAGCTGGGGCGGACCGCTCAGAAGGTCGAGAGCTTCAGCAAGATCGCCCAGGCCGGCGCCGAGGTGGGTGCGGCGCTCGAGAAGGCGAAGGCGCAGGCACGGGATCTTGGCCAGCAGCTGGTCGCCGTGGTGAGCGCGGCCGACAGCCTGAAAGCTGTTCGGGAATTCAACAAGACCGAACAGGCCCTGGCCAAGGCCAGAAACACGGCACGGCTGGCAGGCGAGGATGCCCGGAATCTGGGCAAGCAGCTGCTGACGGCCGCGCTGGCGCAAGACCAGCTGGGCGACGTGCAGGCCCTGCGCACCCTGCTGGCCGCCCTTGACGACACGGAGCGCAAATCCACCGCCGCCGGCAAGGCCTTGCGTGCCATCAAGGCCGACTTCCTGTTCGCCAAGGATGCCGGCTATGGCGCCAGCGTCCGCCCCGACCTGCGGCAAGCCGAATCTGCTGCCAATGCGCTTGCGCGCCAGCGCAAGTCGCTGGCGGAACAGGCCGCGACGATCACGTCGAGGCTGGCCGGCCAGGGCCTGGACCTTGGCAATCTCGACGGCGAAGAGCAGCGGCTCCGGCGGCTGGTCGTTCAGATCAAGACGCTCAGCGCCGCGCAGGCCGATGCCATCAAGGCATCGAAGAGCGCAGGCCAGCAAATCACCGTTCTCGGCCAGCAGATGGCCGAGCTGCGCCAGCAGCTACAGGGCACCGGCGTTGACCTGCGGGATCTCGGCAATGAAGAGCGGCGCCTGTCGTCGCTGGCCCAGCAGTTCAATGCGCTGGCCGCCGCGCAGCAGGACGCCATCAAGGCCGCCCAGGCCGGCAAGTCTGAACAGCAGGCGATCGAGAAGCAGCTGGATCGTCTGCGGCAACAGCTGTCCGCTGCCGGCGTCGACACCAAGAATCTCAGCAGCGAGCAGCAGCGCCTGGACACCGCCACCCAGGCGGCGGCGGACGCTTTCAAGGCCGAAGCGGATGCCCTGCAGAAGGCGCAGCGGCTGGCAGCGGCGCGGCAGTCGATCGGGCTGGTCGATACCAAGGGGCTGAAGCAGCAGGCCGATCAGGCCCGGCAGGCGCTGAACGAACTCCGCAAGTCTGGCGATGCCACCACGCGGGAACTGGTACGCGGGTTCGTGCTGGCGACCCAGCAGGCCCGGAACTATGCCCGCGAGCAGAACCGGATCCTGCCGGCCCGCAGCGCCTTGGGCGGTGGCGCGGGTGTCATCAGCTCGTTCGCCTCGTCGGCGGCGGCCGGTGCCGGCCTTGTCGGCGGTGGCTATGGCCTTGTCCAGACCATTGCCGAAGTCCGCGACGCCACGGTCAAGTTCGAGGGCTACCGGCTCGCGCTCGAAGCCGTTACCGGCTCGCAGGAGCGTGCCAACCGGGCCATCCAGTTCACGCGGGACCTGAGCGAACGGCTGGGCCTTGAGCTGAGCAGCACCACCGAGCGCTACACGCAGTTCGCGGCGGCCACCCGGGGCACGCGACTGGAAGGCGAAGCCGGACAGGTGGTATTCGAGCAGCTGGCGTCGAGCTTTGCGGTGCTGGGCTTGAGCGCTGACCGCCAGTCGCTGGCGTTCCAGGCGGTCAATCAGATCCTCGGTAAATCGGTGGTCCAGGCTGAAGAGCTGCGGGGCCAGCTCGCCGAGTCGCTGCCGGGAGCTGTCGAGACAGCCGCGCGCGCGCTGGGCGTCACCACAGCGAAGCTGAACGAGCTGATCAAGACCGGACAGGTCAACGGCGTCGACTTCCTGATCAGCTTCGGCGCGCAGTCGCAGAAAGAGCTGGGCGAGAAGGTGCCGGACGCGGTTGAAAGCTCCCGCGCCGCGTTCGGCCGCTTCACGAACGCGATCACCGAACTCAAGACCCAGGTCGGCAACGGTGGCGTGGTCGATTCGCTGACCGAATCGATCGAGAGCATCACCGAGCGGATCAAGGACCCGGCGGTGATCGAATCGCTGACGGCGATCGGTACCGGCATCGTCGATGCGTTCGGGTTTCTGGTCGACCACGCCGATGTCATTCTGGAAACCTTGGCGGCCATCAAGGGCGCTTCGATAGGGAGTGGCATAGGCACTGCAGTCGGCGGAACGATAGGCCTACTGAGCCCGATTCCAGGCGGCGCAGCGGCGGGGGCGGCACTTGGCAGTACGGTCGGCGGTCTGATCGGCGGAGGTCTGGCGGCCGGCGCCGTCGATAAGGCACTGGATGGCACCAGCGCAAAGATCGACAAGGCGACAACCAAAACCCGCGATTACCGGTTAGAAATCGAAGCCCTGACGACACGCTATACGGCGCTGTCCGAAAAGCTGGCACGTGGTGAAGTCGGATCTGATTTCGCGACTCCTGCTTTGCAGAACTTGCAAAAGCAGATTGAAGCTGCTCGCAGAAGCACCGGGGTAGGCCTTGTCGAGGCTGAAGCCAACCGCGCAGCAGCCAACGAGCGCATCAAGTCTGCGGCCGAAGGCGCGCTGCGGATTGCCGAGGCGGCCAACCAGAACACCCGGCTGCGGGCGCGGCTGGAAGCGACGGCCGCGTTCGCCAACGCGCAGATCGCGGTGCAGACCAGCCTGATCAACGAGGCCGAGCGCCAGAACCTGATCACCGCCGAAGCCGCGCTCAAGCGCCGCGCGGAGCTGCAGCGCCAGGCGGTGCAGAACGAGATCGCGCTGCGCCGCGCCGAAATCTCCGGCGTCGACAACCAGGTCGCGCAGGTGCGGGCCGTCAAGGATGACCAAGGAACAGGAGCCGCAGAACGCAACAAGCAGCTCGCCGATCTCGATGCGCAGCGGATCCGCCTGCAGGGCCAGATCAACGCGCTGAAGGAGCGCGAGCGCGGCATCACGGTGGAAACGCGCAATGCCATCGACGCGCAGCGCGAGGCCGACGAGCAGCGGCTGAACGAGCTGCGCGGCAAGCTGGCTGAACAGAATCGCGACGCGAAAGGGGTGGCATCGGCCACCCTCGCCCGCCTGCAGCAAGAGTACGCCGCCGACCTGTTCGGCCCGGACAAGGCGCGCGCCGATCTGGTTGGTCAGATCATCGACACCCAGGTCACGCAGGCCGAGTTCAATACCGTGCGCCAGCAGGCGCAGGATCTGGTCAGCGCGCTGCAGGCGCAGTTCGCCACGCTGTCGCAGGGCGTAGATGCCGGCACGGTGGGCACCGCGCAGGCGCAGCAGCAGTTCGCCGCCTCGCTGGCCTCGTCGAGCCCACAGATCGACGTGCTGCTGGCACAGATGGCCACGCTGGCGCAGAAGCTGACGCCTGAGGCGCGGCAGCAGGTGCAGGCGCTGGCCGACTCGCTGCAGGGCCTTGCGATCAGCGCGCAGTCGCCGCTGGAGCGCCTGTTGGCATCGTGGAAGGACACGACCTTCGGCATGCAGCAGGCCACCGCCACCTTCCTGGACGGCACGGCCGAAGGCATTGCCGATCTGGTCACCGGCGGCAAGTTCCAGTTCGGCGATCTGCTGCGCACGCTGGCGCGCGATCTGGCCAGCTCCGCGATCAAGGGGCTGTTCGCAGACCTGTTCGAGGGTCTGTTCAAGGGCAGCAGCGGCGGCTCCGGCATCTTCGCCGCAATCGGCAGCGCGTTCGGCTTTGCCGAGGGTGGCCTGGTGCGCGGACCCGGCAGCGGCACCAGCGACAGCATCCCGGCCCGCCTGAGCAACGGCGAGTACGTGATCAAGGCGGCATCGGTGCGAAAGGTCGCCACCCGGTTCCTGGACGCCCTGAACGGCGCGACGATGCCCGGCTCGATGCGCGCCGGCGTGCCGGCATTTGCCAGCGGCGGGCTGGTCGGTGACGTGGCGGCGCGCAGCGTGCGCGGGACTTCCGGCGCGCCAACGGTGAACGTGCCGATCTCGATCAGCGTGCCGGAATCGACCTCGCGCGAGGACAGCGAACGCATCGCCCGTGATACCGCGCGCGCCGCGCAGGCGGCGGTGCAGCAGGTGCTGGCCAACGAGATGCGCCCCGGCGGACTGCTGGCACGCGCATGAGCAACCGGACTTTCACCTGGATCCTGTCCTACGGCACGGATCAGGACGCGACCCCGCGCGTCAACGAGGCCCGGTTCGGCGACGGCTATTCGCAGGCGGTGGCGGACGGCATCAACGCGCTGGCGATGACGTGGAGCCTGAACTTCACCTATCGCGCCGCGGCTGAGACCGACGAGATTCTTGGCTTCCTCGCCGATCACGGCGGCTACGACACGTTCTGGTGGCGCTCGGTCATCGACGGCCAACCGAAGCGCGTGCTGTGCCGGTCGTGGCGAACCCGCCAGGTCGGGCCCGGCCAGTACCAGCTGGAAATGCGTTTCGAACAGCGCTTCGATCGCGACCCGGCGACCTTCCTCGACATCGACTTCAGCGACTACCTGCAGACGCTGCTGACGCCGTCGGACACCGCCGTGCTGCTGCCGGTCAGCGGCGATGCTGAGCCGGCCGTGCCGATCCCCTACCTGGGCCTGTATCTCCCGGCCGGCGGGCGCATCGCGCTGGAAGGCGCTGACGGCGGCGTCGCGCCACTGGACCTGCCGCCGGGAACGGTGTTCACCGGCATGGTTCCGCGCCGCTTGCTCGCGCGCGGTACAGATTCCGGGGCGGTGGTCTACGGCCTGTCGCATCCCACGATCACCGCGCTGCCGGACTACACCGGCGACCGCGTGCTGCACGTCGTGCTCAGCGACTCCGTGGACCTCGCCGGCCCGGCCGTGGGCGGCATCTACAGCGCCGGCGGCGGTTCGCTGACGTATGCCACGGCCGGCGGCACGGCCACCGCCACCCTGCCGCCTATGACCTGGCTCGCCAACCCGGCGGCCGTCATCACCCGCATCAACGCCACCGGCACCGATGCCGGGTTCTCGGCGCTGGCCTTTGTTCGCGCCCGGTCGATTCCGCTTTCCCCGCTGACGTTCGGTGAAGACGGCGAAGACCTGCAGTTCACCAACGATGGTTCCAACCTGGTATTCGGATCATGAAAATCCTGTCTCGAACGATGTTCGCGGCACTGCTCGCGCTTGCCACGGTGGCCGGCGCGCAGGTCAACATCAACGCACCGGCCCCGCCGCGATCGGTCATCAGCACCGACAAGCTGCTGGTCAAGCTCGACGGCGATGCGCGGGGCTACCTGCTGCCGATCAGCTCGCTGTTCACCGCCACGCTGCCCGCGTTCAGCGGCGACTGCTCTACCGTGGCCGGCAACACCGCGATCACCTGCACGAAGATCGGTGGCGTGCTGGTCGGCGGCGCCGCGTTCCTCAACGTCGGCACCAGCGCCGGTACGGTTGCGGCCGGTGACGATGGCCGCCTGAGCAATGATCGCGTCGCCAGCGGCCTGCGTAGCGCGTCCGGCGTGGTGTCGGTCAGCGGTGCGACGGCGCCATCGGCCGGGCAGCTGCTGATCGCCACGGATGCCACCACGGCCAGCTGGCAGACGCTGAGCGGAGTCGGCGTGACCGATGGCGACAAGGGCGCGCTCACGGTCAGCAGCACCGGCACCGTGTGGGCGCTGAACAACGGCGTGGTGACGACGGCCAAACTCGGCGGCGACATCACGGCCGCAGCCAAGGCCTTTCTCGACGACATCGACGCGGCCACCCAGCGCGCCACCCTGGGGCTGGTTATCGGCACCAACGTGCAGGCCTACAGCGCCAGCACCACGCTGCTGGGCAACACCGTCACCGGCTCAGGATCGATCGTGCTCGGCACGTCGCCCACGCTGACCACGCCGGTGCTCGGTGTTGCCACGGCCACGTCGATCAACAAGCTGGCGATCACTGCCCCGGCGACCAGTGCGACGCTGGCTGTGGCCGATGGCAAGACGGCCACCATCAGCAACACGCTGACGCTGGCCGGCACCGATGGCAGCACGCTGAACGTGGGTGCCGGCGGCACCCTCGGTGCGCTGGCAACGACCACGCCCGGCAGCGGTGTCGCGACGTGGGCGGCCACGCCCACCAGCGCCAACCTGCGCGCGGCTGTGAGCGATGAAACCGGCAGCGGCGGCGGGCTGGTGTTCGCCACCTCGCCCACGCTGACCACCCCCACGCTCGGTGTTGCCACGGCCACCAGCATCAACAACGTGGCGATCACCGCGCCGGCCAGCGCCGCCACGCTGACCATCGGCAGCGGCAAGACCGTCAGCCTGCCGAACTCGCTGACCCTCAGCGGCACGGACGGCTCCACGCTGGCGATCGGCATCGGCGGCACGCTCGGCACGATGGCCTATCAGGCCGCGTCGAGCTACATCACGACGAGCACGGCCACCACCGCACTGGCCGGCAAGCTGGGCAACGTCGAAACCGGCGCCAGCACCACGCTGGCGCTGGGCGCGATTGCAGACGGCCAGTACGTCAAGCGCAGCGGGACCAGCCTGGTGGGCGATTCGGCGGGCGCAGTCAGCGCGTTCAAGCTGCCGAGCCGCACCGGATCAGAAACCGATCGGCCCTCCGCCTCGGGTAACGCTGGCCGCGCGATTCGCCTCGTGAACCTGGGCACCGGCAGCGGCTACGCCCGGAGCATCTGGCAGGAATCGGACGGCACCACCTGGGGCAACGTCAACGGCGTGGCCACGTTCTACAGCGATTGGACGCCGGCCTCTCCGATCACGCTGCCGGACACCACGCAGCAGGCCATTGGCCCCACGATCACCGTACCGGCCGGCCTGCTGGGGCCGAAGTCGCAGATCCGCATTTTCCCGCACGTTCGTGCCAGCGCGGCGCAGTCTGGCAATGCGCTGCGCGTGTTCCTCGGCGGCCAGATTCTGTACCTGTCGGGCGGCGGCTGGTTTGAGTCGACCCCACGCGTGGTGGTCACCAACGCTGGCGCGACCAACGCGCAGACCCGCAATGGCATCGGCAACAACAGCACCGGATGGGGCGGCAGTAGCACGGACACGTACAGCGCGCAGCTCGCGCTCGACACGACCACCGATCTGAACATCACGTTCACGGTTACGGGTGTCGCTACCAACACGATGACTTTCATGGGCGTGACCGTGGAGATCGTCAACCCGTGATCGCCACCATGCTCAAGCGCTGGGGCGTTGTCGGCGCGCTGGTCTTCGCCACACTGCTGTCGGCGGCGTCTGCACAGATTCTGGTGCCGACCGTTCGGCCAACGGCCGAAGCGCCAGCGCCGGCCTACCCGAATGACATCCTGCCGCTGGATGGCAACTTCGAGTGGGCGATTCCGACCAGCCGTCCCCTGACCAGCGGCACTGGCAGCCCGTACGCCGGTGGCGAACTCAAGTACGATCTGACCAACGCCGCCACCACGGCGCAGTCCAACAACGACAACGTACCGCGTACCCCGGGCGGCACGCCCGGCCTGGCGACCTATACCAGCGACTGGCTGAAGGTGGCCCGCTATCCGGGTGACGCCTCCTACTCGGTTCGTTGCCGCTCGCCGATCTGGGGCTCGCCGTCGTCTCCAGGCGGCACTGGCAGTGATCACACGCGGTCCGAAGCGCGGCAGCTGTTCTACGGCGCCACGAACAGCGGAGCGAGCAAGGGCGATTTCAAGATCGCCAACCAGCTGCGGGCCACGCTGCTGGTGCGGCCGACACGCTTCCCGGATGTCGACAACGCCGGCTCGCCGACTGCCAAGAACAACCTGACGCTGCTGCAGCTGCACCCGATCAGCGACGCGGCCAGCAACACCACGTTCGTCATCCTGGCGCTGCGAAAGGACGGAACGCTTGAAGCGACAATGCGGAACGCGGACGGCACCGATGCCGTCCCGACCGCGCTGCAGAAGAACCTGCTGACCAACTTCGATCTCGGCGATCTGCTGTGGGTCGAGATGACCACGCGCGCGGATCGGATCGAGTGGCGCGCTGAGAACCGCACGAAAGCGCCGGGCACGATCGTCAGCCTGACGCAGACCGTACCGGCCACGAATACCAGCGGTGGTCTGTCGCAGCGCGACCGATTCCAGTATTTCAAGTTCGGCTGCTACCACGGCACCGAAGTGGTGAACTCCACTGATGCCGCGTTGGCAGTGGGCGGCGTGCTTTCTCCAACGGCCTACACCGACTACATCGAGCAGTTCATCTACTCGGTGTCGTGGAGCTGGGTGCCCTGATGTCCGGCCCCATCCCCAATCTCACTCCGCGCCGCTGGCAGGCGGATTTCAGGAACAACCGGGCGTTCGTCGCCGGCGTGCCGGTACCGGCGCCGCGCACGGCCCTGAGCTGCGTTCGGGCGGCGGTGGCTACCGCGTACGACGCGGACGGTACCGCGCAGACCTTTGCCGCCAACGTGCTGCGCGCGAGCAACCGCGGCGCGGTGATCGAGGAGCCCAGCGTGCAGTTGCTGAGCAATTCGACGCTCTCCGGGCCGGATGGACAGCTGCCGCAGGGCTGGCGGACGAACAGCGGCGCGGTGGCGTCGGACATCGTGCGCAGCACGTACAAGGGCCGGCCGGCGATCACTTTCACGCTGTCGGTGACCAACTCGCTGACCGTCTCGGCGTCGTACCGGCTGGATCTTGAGACGGTTGAAGGGATCGCGATTCCGGATGGACGCGAGGCGGTGTTCAGTGGCATCGCCCAGGTTGTTTCGGCGGTCAACGCCAGCGTGCACGAGGCGCGGTTGATTCCGCGCCTGGCCGGCGGCAGCGCCACTGCGGACCAGGGCCGCACGCCGCTCGCCGTGGGCGCGCCGTCGCCGTTCAAGTCGCTTCCGGCCATCGACCCGTCGGCGGTGCTGCTGTCGCCCGCCCTGACGTGGGTGATCGCGCCGAGCAGCGTCGGCGTCACCCGCGTCATGCTGGTCGGGCCACAGGTCGAGCCCGGCACCAGCCCGACCAGCTTCATGCCGCGCACGCCGCCGCTTGAAGTCCGCACCCAGCACTACCCCAACCAGGCCCTGGCCGGCGCTGTGGCGGGCGACCCAGGCACCGCGCCGCCGGAGTGGGCACTGGCCCCTGCCGGCGC